GGCTCGCACTAACAGCTCAGGAACTTATCTAGGAGCTTACGTCTTAAAATGGAATCAAAATACGGCTATTACTTCTCTTACTGTAAATATCCTTAGCGGAGCTTCGTTTTCTACTGGGGCTACCTTCACGCTATACGGAATCGCGGCGGCATAATGGCTAATACATACGAACTTATTGCTTCTACTACTCTTGCTAGTTCTCAAGCAACATTAGACTTTACGTCAATTCCCAGCACTTATACGGACCTTGTAATCAAGATTTCTGCAAGGCTTGATAATACTTCTACTGCCTACTCAACTATACAATTTAATGGCAGTGCTGCAAGTTTCAGTTCTAAAAGTCTTGGTGGTGGCGGCACAGGTAGCCCTTACTCTGGCACTACGCCATCTAACACAGCCTTTGACTCAAACTCGACAAATTCAACAGCCAGCACGTTCTGTAACGCAGAAATCTATATTCCTAATTATGCAGGTTCAACCAATAAGTCTTTTTCCTCTGATTCAGTAACAGAAAATAACGGCACGGTTGCTTACGCAGATTTAATTGCTGGTCTATGGTCTAACACGGCGGCAATTAACCGAGTGACTTTAGTGCCACCTACTGGCAATTATGGAATCTATACAACCGCCTACCTATATGGAGTAAAAAATGCCTAACCCAACACGAATCGAAATCAACTGCGAGACAGGCGTTGAGTCAATCATTGAACTCACCGACGCTGAGGTTGCAGAACTTGCTTACGCATCAGAGTTAGCAGCTGAGAAGAAGGCAGAAGAGGACGCAAAGGCAGAAGCCTATGCAACTGCTAAGGTTGCACTTCTTGAGAAGCTAGGCATTACTGCAGACGAAGCGAAGCTCCTACTAGCGTGACCCCTAAGTTATGCAAAGCCGGGCAACAGTTAAGACTTCAAGTCGATGATAGTTACCCAGATAGAGATAGAACCTCAGACGGCTGGATTGGCGACACTCGTCATCAGGCACGTCCTTCTGACCACAATCCTGATGAACAGGGTATCGTCCGAGCCATTGATATTGACCGGGATTTATCTGGAAAAGCAAAGCCAGACCTCATGCCTGACCTTGCAGACCAGATTCGACTCTGTGCAAAACGTGATGGTCGAATCAGCTATATCATCTTTGACGGCAAAATTGCTTCCAGTAAGAAAGCTTGGGCTTGGCGTCCTTATGATGGGGTCAATAAGCATAATCATCACTGCCACGTCAGTTTTACTAAAAAGGGCGACACAGATTCTACGTTCTTTAATATCCCAATGATTGGCGGAAAATAAATGGAAGCAGTAATCCTCGGAGCAGTTGGCATTATGGCAATTCCTGCCATTCGTGCAGCAATTAAGGCATACCGTGCAAAGAAGGCAATCGCTGACGTGGTTGTAGATGCAGTCGAAGCTGCAGTTGACGCGGTAGATAAACCATAATGAACGCTGTAGACGTCTCGGCTATTGCCGTGGGAATTGTGACAGTCCTTGGCGGCACAGCTGCATTTCTACAGTTTCTCGTTAAGCACTATTTAGCTGAACTCAAGCCCAACGGCGGCGGTTCAATGAATGACCGCCTTGTGCGTGTCGAAGCGATGCTTGAGGTTCTAGTTAAGGGAAAATAAAGATATGGCAAGGAAACGACCAGTCATAGATTTAGAAACTTACTCTGCTCTTGATGCTTACTGCATTGCACTCAATGAGTATTACAAGTCACTACGCAAGGCTGGCTTTACTGAGACTCATGCGTTTTGGATTCTCGGAGACCGTGAATCTTTTCCTGATTGGATTATTCCTAATCTGCCTAATCGTATAGACAACCTACCCTACGAGGACGACGACGAGGACTAAATGAAGAAAATCGTAATCCTGAGCGACTTGCAGGTTCCTTTCGAGGACGTGCACGTAACTCGGAACATAGCACGATTCCTCAAGACATTTAAGCCAGACCAGACAGTAACCATCGGCGACGAGATTGACTTCCAGACTATAAGCAAATGGTCAGAAGGAACACCCCAGGCATATGAACAAAGCCTAGGAGATGACCGAGACCGCTGCGTCAACCTTCTTTGGGAGCTTGGCGTTACAGACTGCATACGCTCTAACCACACAGACCGCCTTTACAACGTCATTATGAAGAAGATACCGTCTTTCTTATCCTTGCCAGAACTGCGCTTTGAGAAGTTTATGAAATTCGACGAGCTTGGCATTACCTTCCACAAGAACCCTATGCCTATTGCTCCGAACTGGATTGCAGTCCATGGCGACCATACGCCTATTAAGAACCTCGGCGGCCTTTCAGCCCTAGAAGCAGCCCGTAGACACGGCAAGAACGTTATCTCAGGACATACTCACAGAGCAGGCCGTAGCGCCTTCACAGAAGCCTCTGGTGGCCGTTTAGGGCGTGTTTTACACGGTGTCGAGGTAGGAAACCTTATGGACTTCAAAAAGGCCGGATACACGAAAGGGTCTGCCAATTGGCAGATGGCTTTTGCCATTATGTACGTGCATGGAAGTAACGTTCAGGTTGACCTTATTAACATTGAAAAGAATGGGACTTTTATTGTGAATGGCAAGGTGTATGGAAGGGTTCGCTAGGCCAGACTTTGGTGATGAAACAGTGGACGAAATCGTTATCGTTTCGTTATCTAAAAAGGGTGGTTGTTGCCTGATACTTCTGTAGAGTTGTCTTACCAACTACAGAAAGGGCTCGAAATGACAGTTTTACAGTTAATCCTGTTGGCAACTCATGCATTAACAGCGGTTATTTTTTATACAGATGGAAAGCGCACTGGTTACGTGGAAGGGCGCAAGGCGGTTCGCAAGCATTACGAACAGCTTACTCAGAGAACTCAGGTGGGTCGATGAATGCCAGAGATTACCTCAACGAAGCGAGAGCTTGTATCCAGGACAGAGGACTTGATTACGGTCACCCTAGCGACAACATGCAGCGAACAGCCGCACTTTGGAGCTCATACCTCGAAATGCCAGTTACAGATTATCAGGTGGCAATGTGTATGGCATTGGTCAAAATCGCAAGAAGCATGGAAACTGGTAAGACAGACACTTACGTCGACCTCGCAGCGTACGTTGCCATAGCCGGTCAACTACACACAGAGGAGAATGAGCTTTATGTTTAATTTAGATGATTACGAGACAGTCGAAGAACGCCTAGTTAAGTATTGGAAGGAACACCCAGATGGACAAATTCATACGCAATTATTGGAGCAATCAGCGAACCGCTTTATCGTACTGGCTTCTATCTTTAGAACTGAAGCTGATGCGCGTCCTTGGACTACTGGACTCGCCGAAGAGACTGTACAAGGTAGAGGCGTTAACGCGACCTCTGCCCTTGAGAATTGTGAAACATCTGCAATTGGGCGCGCTCTTGCTAATGCTGGATATGCGACAAAAGGCAAAAGAGCTTCTCGCGAAGAAATGACTAAGGTTGCGGCAAAAGCACTGGTACAAGAAACGGTACAACAGGTTAAAGCCAAGATGGCTGACACGGCCAAAGAATACGTCCCAATAGTAAAGGAATCAGACCCATGGACACAATGGGAAGCAGCGCCGGTACAGACTATGGAGCAAGCAGTAGAGACGGTGAAGCAGGTACTTGGTGGCATTGCGGCGGACGAGAGCTGTGTCCATGGAGCCCGAATCTGGAAGACTGGCACAAGCAAAGCTGGTAAGCCATGGGGTCATTGGCGTTGTTCTGCTCAGATAACTAGAGACATGCCAGGCGGAGAGCAACCATGCGACCCAATATGGTACGAGATTGGCAAAGATGGTTCATGGAAGAAAAGAGCTGCATAATGGGAAAGCTATATTTTCAGAATCAAGATAATGAATGGGAAGAGTTCCCAGATGAAGAAGCAATGGCTCACATTCGAGCTTCAGCACAGATTCTTCAAGATATGGGTTGGGCAATTATATGCGACAGCTGTAATGAACACCCAACCATTGCACAGATTAAAGAGCGCTACATGAAGCAGTCTTGGACTTGCAAGTGTGGCACAGTAAATTCCGCTGGAAAGGCATAACCTAATCTATGTCTCAAAGCAGGAAGTATCGCGGCTACGCGACAGAGAGAAGCGTTGCGACTTATTTAGCGCAATGGTGGAGCGGAGCTACGGTACAGCGAGGAAACGGGAAGGACGTTGTAAACGTCCCGTTTGACTGTGAGATTAAAAGTCGCAGTCAGTTCTCGCCGATGGAGTTTTTGCGTCAGGCCGCCAAGAGAGCTGCAGCTTCCAATGAACTGCCGTTCGTGGTGTGTCGTATGAATGGCCAATCTGATAAGCAGGACACCGTGCCTGAATATCTAGCTTTTATGCGATTTGGCGACCTGGTGCAATTACTTCTTAAAGCAGGTTACGGAGAAATACAGACAGATTCGATACAATTAGAGCCTGAGCGTTGCAATCAGTGTGGCGCCTGGAAGTTAAAGGACGTGCCATGCACGACGTGTTCTAATGCCGATTTATGAGTTCGAGTGCAATTCAGAAAAGTGTCAATCTAACTCTAGATATGACCAGGAGTTCTCAATAGCAGAGCCACACGACCTCGATTGCCCATTCTGTGGGGAGTCCATGCGAAAGGTGTATTCCAGTGTTCCAGCCGTACATTTCAAAGGTTCAGGATTTTATTCAACAGATTCGAAATAAGACACGCGGTCTGACCTGCGGTTATACAAATAAGATTGACAGCTCTGGTACTCTACAGGCTAGAGCCCTTCAAGGGGCTCACTGCGAGCCGCCTAAGCGTCGAGCTCGCTGGGTAGCCGTCGCTATTGGGATAGCTCTATCTATGCCAATGGCAGTTGCAGATGGTGGCTCAATAGATGCCATTCAACCTAAAGAATATATAAAGATTGCTTTACCTCAGAAAGAAGCTCTTTGCTTAATTAAGTTATATGGAAAAGAGTCAGCCTTTAACCCTTATGCAATAGGGAACTTAGAAGGTAAATACCATACTTACGGAATACCTCAAATAAAGAATGCACTCATATACAGTAAGAGCCCTGTTGAGCAGGTACGATATGGCATTAAGTATATAGACCACAGATACCAGGGCAATGCCTGTAATGCATGGGCACACTGGTTAAAGAAGGGTTGGCATTGAGTAGTAGAAAAGGTGACCCTCGTTTAAGTAGAGACTATAAGCGCGTACGCTTACAGGTCTTGGCAAGAGATGCCTATACATGCTTCTACTGTGGACAAGATGCAACCACTGTTGACCACGTTATACCTATTGTCAAAGGGGGCGACCCTGTAGCACACGATAATATGGTTGCTGCGTGTAGACGATGCAATAGCTCAA